TTCTCTCTTAACGTTGCACTATCAATAAAAACCTCATTGCTAACCATGTTAGCATTGTATGAGGAAATATATGTATTATACGCCAATACATCAACTATAGTTGAAAGGTTAGAACCTTCAAAATCATAGTCAGTAAAGTTTGAGTTTGATCGAAGATAACTCTTAATAGAAGTTTTTATCTGATCAAAATCCAGATTTGTGAAATTGACTAACGGCATTATCGTGTCTGTTGTAATGCGAATGATAATTGTTGTTGTAAAGCATCAACACCAACAATATTATAACTAATCGTCACATTAAATTCGTTGTCCTCAAAGTTTGGAGCAACGACTACATTAATCAATTCAACTCTTGGTTCAAAATTATCAATGGTATTTCTGATTTCATCTTCAATTAAAGATGCAGAAATGGTATCAATGTTCTCAAAAAGTGATCTTGATATCCTAGAACCAAGGTCTTCGTTAAAAAACCTTTCGCCTGGAAGGGTAAATACAAGATTTCTGACTGATCTTGCGATTGCAGTCTCATTTTTGATTGCAAGAAGATCATTAGACAGTGGACTTACCTGAAAAGCACTCCCAATATCCCTAAAACCTTTACTTACCCTTTCGACAGGCATGGTAATTCAATAAACATATATTTATTTATTAGTCTTTTAGGAAAGTTTTGTCGTCAATTTCTTCAAAATCAACTTCTTTTAACTCTTTTTCTTTCTTCTGTACCCATCTATCGTAGACACTATCATAATCAGTGATTAATCCTTCAGTTCCGTGCTCATTTTTCATAAAATCCTCGTCTCTGTCAACTTTAGCGTTGCCCATTTTGCTCCTCAGTGGCGTTTTCTTCTAATTTTTGGCGTTCTTTTGATGTTTTCCAGAAATATTCGTCCTCACGACCCATTCCAAGACGCTCAAAACCGTTTTCAACCTGATAATATTGCGTTGAGACCTTAAAATCCGGCATTTTTGGTTCAACAGGAGTCAAACTGTTATCATAGATACGCATTCTATTGTTTGGATAGAGTGCATATTGACCATTTTCAAGTTCAATTAGGTTATGTGACTTATGTTCAGCAGGATTTTCACTTGTTGCATAGTCAACATAGTCTGGATCATGATGATAATTGTCAATTGTACATACATATGTACCTTTCATATTACCATAGTCTCTTGTATAGACCTCAAAGTCCATACTACCAATGAATTTCTTGTCAATACTGACTACACCATAGTCCATACAATTCCAAAACTGTAGATTTGGTAGATTCATATCAGGACTTGGAGTCTCAGGATCAGTTACAAATGCACTAATCGGTAACTTATCATACATTGCAGCATATTCTGGTAAATATGTCTCAAAATAAAAAGCACGTCCAGGCATCGATTTACACGACACCCAAACGCCCTTTACAAATTCACCATGACCACTTTGATGGTCAGTGAGATA